TGCGGGCTGTCCATCAGCGCGGAGTCCTATACGGCCGCGCGAGCAGCCCAGTTGGATCACTACGCCCACTGTAATCCGGAGACGGAGGCGCAGCGCCAGCGGGCGGCGCGTCTGCGGAGAGCGCGTCAGCGCCGCCGAGCGCGGCGAACGCCGCCCACATCGCCGGCGTCCACTCTTTCCCCGGCGTCATCCGTAACGCCCTGAGCATCTGCTTCGGGTCGGCCATCGCGCCCCGCTCCAACAGTCCCCGCGGCCCCATTAGATCGATCGGCCCGCCCTGGAACTTGCCGCCGCGTTGCTCGCGCACGCCCTCCCACATCTGCGCGAACACGTCCTTCAGCGGCTGATCGGGCTCGAGCGCCCGCAAGGTGTCCGCGAAGGCTTGCTCGACGCGCTCATACGCTTCGGTCTTGTTGACCGTGTCGTACATGGCGCCGTTGGTCTTGTACTTCGGCGGTCGTCCCTCGAGGATCCCGAAGTACTCGCGCAACGGCTTCAGATGCCGCGCCAGTTCCGCCTCGCCTTCCCCTGGCAGGATGCCGCCCAGCGCATAGACCGCGTGCCGGTCGAGCGGAATGCGGTCGTAGTCGCGCATCAGTTGCGCGAACGCCTCGACCTTGTCGCCGCTCAGCGCCTCCTGTAGCTGCGCCAGGTTCATGTTGCTGTACTTCGATCCCGGCAGCCCGAAACTCCCGCCCGGCATCGTTTCCAAGCTGCGTTCCGTGAAGGCTTTCCCGTCGGTCATCAGGTAGTGCCGCATCCCCTGCACGGCTTCCTGCGTGTTCCGCGGCACGCCGGTGCCCGCGGAGGTCGCCCCGACCATGCGCGCCCAGATGTCGGCCAGTTCCGGATCGTTGTCGAACGCCTTGAGAATCTCCGCGCTCGTGGCGCCTTGCCAGTTCGCTTGCGGCGCGGTCGATTTCCCGAGCTCAAGAAAATGCGCGATCCGCGCCTGCACTTCGGGCTTCAGCGCATAGACACCGGGCCGCTCGGTCTGCACCAGGGCGTCCGAGAGATGGCCCAGCGCCGGCGGCAGCGCCTGGCCCGTGCGATAGTGCGCCAGGTCGGTGGCAAAGGCCGGGAACTGCTCGGCGAGCCGGCCGAGCGCCTCGGGCGTGGCGGACTGAATGATCGATTGGGCTTGCGGTAACTCCGCCGTTGAGCCGAGAAACGCCGGCATGTGGCCCTTGCCGGCCAGCGCCGTATCAATCCCATAGGGGTCCGCTACCGTGAGGGACGGCGGCCGCGCGTCGCCCAGCAGATACGACCCGACGGCCTCCAGCGCGAGCCGGATCGGCCGGTCACTCGCCACGATCTGGCCGTAGGTCGGCCGCGTGTAATGCTCGCCCAACTGCGGCGCCCCGATCGTCTGTGCCTTCGTCCACGGCGACGCCGTCACCGCGTCCGCCACCGACGGCCCATAGTCCTCATGCACCACCGGACGGCCCTGCGCGTCGAACTCGTTCGTGCTCGCGAACCGCACCTCCGGCGGCACGCCCTGCGTCTGCTCGAGCCACGCCGCGAGATATTCCTGCAGCGTCTGCGGCTCGGGCATCAGCGCGCCTTCTTGCGCTTGGCCGGGCCGAGCGCCTCGCCCACCGATGGCCCGCGCGTGAAGTCCTGGATCTGCGCCGGCGTCATCGACTGGCGAATCTCGCGCGCTTTCTTGAACGTCGCGCCGTGCGCGGCCGCCTCCATCAACCGCCGCTGGCTCGCCGACTTCGCGGGCATCAGCCGTCCACCACGACGCGGTGCTTGAGCAGTTCCACCGTGTTCTGAAACGCCCGCTCGAGCAGCTCCGGCCCGAGCTTCAACGGATAGACGCTGCCGCTGCGCGCCATGCCTGCCATGACGCAATCCGCGATGTAGTCGAGCACGTCGATCAGGTTCACATCGACCGGACACCCATCGGGCTGCTCCAGATGATGGCGATTCAGCTTGCGGTGGCGATCCCACCAACTGGTATGTCCGGCGGCAAACCCGTTCACGAAATCGGCGTGAAAGCCGTCGATGTCCGTGAGTTTGTCGGGGTCGTGGTTGAACGCCGCCACGTCCAACTGCTCGCCAAAGAAACGCAAGGCCGAGCGCACATCGTTGATGTGCTGGATCGAACTGGTGTAGAGCGTGTTTTTCGTGACGGCCGCGAAGTCGCACGTGCGCGTGTCTGCGGTCGGACTCGGCGAGATGTGGATCAGCGTCTCGCCCATCGCTACACCGTCGGCGAAAACACGCGGTCGGTGCAGCCGCAGCGCAGCACGGCCCCGCCCGGCGCCCGCCAGTCCGCCGCCAGGTGAATGATCGGATCGGGGCACGTCATCTGGCCGCACTTGAGCTGCAGCTTGTCGCCGTGCTGGTTGAAGTCTTTCGCGCAGCGGTCCAACCGCCGTTTTTCGTCGGTCGTCCAGACGACGCGCGTCCGCGTCGAAATCAAGTAGGTGTCGGCATCGAGGGAGGCGCCGGCATGGAGCGGCATGGGTGCGGCCAGTGTCCCTAGCCGCGCCGCCGGGCGCAACAATTATTCGGGGGAAGAGCCCGTCACCGCAGCACCCACGCGCTCGCACATCGCCTGGTGCCCGGCGAGGGCGTCCGCTTTCGAGGTATAGCGTTCCATCTCGCCGTCGAGCGGCCCGCCAAAGACGAACGTCTCCCAGAGCACCGGCAGGCCGCGCCCGAAACTGTGATCGAGCGCGAGGAAGACCGTTGAAACGTGACTCCCGTGGATGTCGTCCGACGCGAGTGTGCGTGACGCCCGGCCGCCGCTCTCGAACCACTGCGCCCACGCCAGCAGGTCATCGCAGGGGACCGGCTCCCCCGCCGCGTCCAAGATGAATTTATCTGCCATCGCCATGTGCTACTCTAGTATCACATGCGGACTGAACTTGTCACCACCCTGAAACGCCGCGCCACCGCCGTCCTCGACCAACTCGCGGCCGACCGCGAACCCGTGCTCATCACCCACCACGGCCTCCCGAGCGCCTATCTGGTGGACGTGGAGAGCTATGACACGCTGCAGCGGCGGCTGACCATCCTCGAAGGCATCGCCCGCGGGGAGCGCGACTACGCGGAGGGCCGCGTCCTCTCCCATGCGGCGGTGAAGAAACGGATGCAGAAACGGATCGCTCGTTGGCAGAAGTAGTCTGGACCCGCGCTGCGGACGCTGACCTTGAGACTATCGCCGACTACATCGCGCTCGACAATCCCGCCGCGGCGTCCGCCCTCGTGCAGCGCGTCGTCGCGCACGTCGAGCAGTTGCAACAGTTTCCTGAGAGCGGCTCGTGGCCGGCCGAGCTCGATGGCCGCCGCTATCGGCAGATTATCGAACCACCGTGCCGCGTCTTCTACCGCGTGGACGGCGCGCGGGTCGTCGTGTTGCATGTCATGCGGAGCGAGCAGCGCCTGCGGCCGACGCGGCTCCGGCGCACATCGTAACAGGCATCCCGTCACCACAACACCCAGACCCAGACGGCGCACGCCACCAGCAGCGTCAGCACGACCAGCGCCAGCGCCACCACCGGCCAGCGGTCCAGCGTCCGATCCTTCATCGCCGTCGCTACCCCCACGTACTCGCCACCGGCCGCGCCGCGCGCTTGCTCTCATACGCCGGCCGTGGCGCCGCCACCGCCTGCGCCCACGTCAAGACAAACGCATCGGCATCGTCCGGACTCTTCTCCCCCCGCGCCGCCAGCGCCGCCTTGCTCTCGATCAGTAGCCGGTTCCGCCGGTCGAAGTGATACCCCGGCAGACACAACTGCTCGCACAGCGCATCGTCGTCCGGCAGCGTCCCGAGCAGCAGCCACTCTTTCGCCTTCGCATACATGAACGCTCGCAGGTTCGCCTGGTGACTGTCGGGACTCGCGCCGCCGAAGTTCGCCTCGTAGACGTTGTCGAACCCGAGCGCCTGCAGCCGCACGACGATCGGCGACCCGAAGGCGCTATCGACAAACATGGCCGCGAGCTGGTGCCCCGGCCGGCGGTCGGCGAGCAGCTCCGCGCAGAGCCCGATCCGCTGCGAGCGGTCGGCGTCGTGCTCGCCCGGAATCCGAATCGGCGGCTTCGCGTTGCCGTCCAGCCCGCGCCGGAACCGAATCACGTTCCACGCCTTGCCGCCGCCGCTGACGTCGAACCCCGCGACGAGCGGCTCGTCGTCGCTCGCCTTGAACGACCGCCGCCGCGCCGCCTGCACCCGCAGTGTATCGATGTATTGCAGCTCCGAGGCGCGCGGCGGCAGCCCGAGCACGCGCACCCGCCACGTATCGCTCTCCTCGCCGTAGTCCTCGGCAATCTGCGCGAGCAGCGCCTTGTTCGTGAAGCGCGACGTCCGGCTGTCGATCCGCCGATGGTTCCAGCGCGCCGCCGCGTCGCCCTGGCAGATGCGGTAGAACATGCCGGTGTTCCGCACCAACTGCCCCCAGGCGAAAAACATCGGTTCGCCATCGGTCAACCCCCCAGGGTCGGCCGTCTGCCAGATGCGGTCGTCCACCTCGCTCGCCTCGTCGAAGAGATACCAGCTCGTCGAGGTCTTCGCGTGCTGGCCGGCAAAGCTTTGCGCGTTCTCCGGTTTGCAGGTTTGCGGAATGAGCTTCCACGTCGCCGGCCGCCACACCGAGTAGATGCCGGTCGCCTGCGCGTGGAACCAGTGTTTCGTGAGGCACATCGCGAGCCACGCGCGGATCGCCGCCCAGGTGCGTTCGGTGAGCTGTGTGTTCGTGCCCGCCGTCACCGTGCCGATCGAATCGGGCCGCGTCGAGAGGAGGAACGCCGCGAGCATCCCGCCAAGGCTCGAGTTATGCGTGACGATGAAATCGTTCGTCAGGTAGAGCCCGAGCGGATCGGCCACCGTGAGACAGCGGCAGTCCTCGCGCCCGTCCGGCGTGATCGTGTCGATCCACCGCGACAGATACCGATCCTCGACCGACGCCAGCACCCGCGCCTGCTTCCGCGCCGTGTGAAAGCACCGGAACCCCGCCGGCATCTGCACCGTGGCCCGCCAACACGGACGCCCGTCTTTCGGCTGCCCCTGCGCGTCAGGGAACTTCGGATGCTTGACGGTTGGCTGGATCTGCGCCTTGCCGCCCAGCGAGCGCGCCAACCACACGACGTCATCGGCCAGCGCCCGACTGGTGGAACTGAACCCGACACAGCCCTCCGGCGAGCACTCGCCGTCCGTATCAAGCAGTCCGCGCAAGAGCTCGGCGCGATCCTCGCTCGGCGCCTCGAGATACGCCGGCGGTACCGCCTTCTGGTAGCTGTAGCAGTCGAGCACCCCGAGCGCCCGGAGCCGCACCCGCAGCCCATCGATCCCCCACGCGTAGTTGCCCCGCACCTGATGGATCGACTCGCCGTACGCAGCGATCCGCCGCACCACGTCGTCATCGGCCGTCGTGATCCGGCTGGTCTTGCGGCACCCATTCCCCAACCAGACGCCGAGCACATACGGCGCGACCGTCCACGTCTGCCGCGGAAACTCGCACACGCCTTGGCGCGGGATTTCCCACTGCCGCGCCCGTCCGACCCCATTCGGCCGCGTCAGCCCCGCGTCAACGAGGCCGGCCGTCGTGACGTCCCGCCACGGGAGGCCGCGGCGCCGCTCGTTCCGCCCGCGCACCCGCCACAGATGATCCGCACAGCACCGCGTCGAGGCACCGTCATCGAACGCCACGCGATAGACGTCGCGCTCGCCGCGGTCATGGACCGCCACGATCCGCGTCGGCCGCCCGTCGCCGCCAAACACCTCGTCACCGACCTGGAGCGCGCCCCAGCGCCGCAACCCCCGCGGCGTATGGAGCTCGAGCGACACCGGCTGGGCCTTGCCAGTCCCGTGACCGCTGCTCGCCGCCATGCGGATTGGCAGCACCGCGTCGGCGCCATTGAACCCGCGCGATCGGATCTCGGCGCCGAGCGCTTCGAGAAATTCGCGCTGCACGGCGTCGGGGCCGGGCTCGGTGGCGAGCGGCGTGTGCGGGTCGCCCCACGGAAAGCACTGGAGGACGAAGGCGAGCGGGTCGGCGTAGCAGGACGCGACGAGGTCTTGCAGCGCCTCTTCGTCGGCCTGCGCGGCGGGGTTCATGGCTGTGGAGTGGTCGCGCCAGGCGGTGATGGCTCGCTTGGTGGCATGTGAAGCTGACGTCCAAGTCCAGCCGCCGCCAGCGTCTGTGTCGCTTTGACCTGCGCCTTGAGGGCATCGCGCTCGGCGAGGAGGGCGAGATAGCCTTCAGCGAGCGCCATTGCGTCATGCCCGACGGCGGTCACCAACCCCTCATCGCCGTATCGGTTCCATTTTTGCGCCAGCGCCGTGAGTTCTTGCTCAGTCATGCGGGCACGTCCCAGACGCAGGCACACGGCCATTCGGGACAGGTGTCATCGACGGGCAGACCGTCCCAGTCCTCGCACCAATGCCGGAAGCGTCCCGTCAGGAGCCGCCCGCGCCACCGCGCGCAGTCTTCGACCCAATCTGGCGACGATGTGAGCACCGCAAGTGCCCCGTCCGCGATCGCGCCGCGTTCCACGTCCGTCACGCGAAGATCTCCGGCTGGGCCGCCGCATCGCGCGCGACTTTCCGCAGCAGTTCGCGCAGCAGATGGCGCGCCAGCACCGGATCGGCCTCGCGCAGGACGACCGCTGCGGCTTTCTTCGCCGCCTCATCGATCCGCCGCTCGAAGTGCATTCGCGCCTGCAGCGCCTGCTCGGTCATTTCGTCCCGTCCGCGAGATCGAGGCCGCCCCATTTGTCAATGACCGCGGCGAACCGGCCCACAAAACACGTCGTGGTGTGCGGCAGCCCGCCGCAATGGCCGCAGCCGCCGTTCCGCGTGAAATACACGACGCACTCCCGCGCTAGGTCGGCGTAGTCGCGGCGCTCCTCCTCGACGTTCAACTCGTCCATCCGATAGTCGGGCGGATAGTCCGCCGTCACTCGCCGCGCGGCTTCCACAAGGGCGCGATCGGCCGCGATCTGCACCTTGAGCGCATCGCGCTCGGCCTTCACGCGAATCAGTTCGTTCCGCAGCCCTTGCCGTTCGGCGTCAAACTCGTTCCGCTCTTGAAAGACTCGCGCTGTTAGTTCCTCTTTCGTCATGCGAGCACCCTGAGGATTGATCGACCCACGGTCGTCCGTCTCATGCCGCGATAGCGCTCGAAGCGAATCGGCAGGCGGGATCCTTCCACCAACCAGATGTCATGGCGAATGTGCGTCACGATGGTCACAGGACGATACCGGCCATCAATGAACACCTCGGCGCGACGATGACGCAAATTCTCAGCGGCCGTCATGCGGGCACCCGCGCCGCTGCGTCTCTTTTTCGTCATTTCGTCCCGTCCCAGACGACGACATACGCGCGCCGCCCGACCGTCACCTCCCGCCCCGTCACCACCGGCCGCGCCACCGCCGCCAGCCGCCGCCGCTCGGCCGCCACGGCCGCCAGCAGCCGCCGCAGCGCCCGCTCCTGCGCGTCGGTGAGATAGCGCCGGGTCGGCGCCGGGCGCGGCGCGTAGACCCCGGCCGTGCGCCCGCAGCGCCGGCACAGCCCGCACCATTGCGCCGCCTTCACGCCGCAGGCTTTACAGGGCGTCATACGGGTCCGAGCTGTAGGGCGCAATCGCATCGAAGTAAAACGCATCGTCCGCGTAGGTTTCGCGGAAACTCACCGCGTAGGGCACCCGCACATCTTGCGACCGCTGCAGCAATTCGGTCGGGAAGCCTGCGGTGTCGGTGCGCCCCACCCGTTCAGCCACGTCCGCCGCCGGCCGCGCCCGCCACGCCAGGGCTCGTTGCGCCCGCGCCCGGTGCGCCTCCCGTCGGGCGGCGATCTGCTCCCGTCGAGCGGCCACCTGTTGGGCCTTAGCGTGCGCCGCCTGCGCGGCGGCGGCCTGGCGGTGACGCGCCACCCGGTGCCGCTGCTCGGCGGCCTCCTGCTCCAACTGCGCGGGGTCCGGCTCCGCCTCCGCCACCAAGACGGCCTGCTCCGCCGCCCGCACGGCGGCCTGCAGCCGGGCCTCCACCTCCGGCGCATCCACAATGCCGATGGCCTGCCGGGACCGCAGGGTCGCCAGCCACCCGCGCGCCACCCGCAGTTGGGACTGCGCCTCCGCGATCATCATTCCGCGCCGCCGTTCCGCTCGGCCAGCAACTGCGCGCCGCGCTGCCGCGCCGCCGCAATCTTCGCCGTCAGCGAGAGGTCGCCGCTGACCTCGACGCGATCGACCAAGAGCGCGAAGTGCCGCGCCAGGTCCGTCAGCGCCTTGTTTTTGTCCCAGTACTTGACCTTGAGCACGCGATCAATTTTGTCGTCCCCCGCCGCCGCGTTTTTCATCACAACTTCAACGGAGGCGAGGGCCGTCCGCACCTCCGGCGGCAGCTCGCGCAACGGAATCAGCGAGCCGTCGTCGGTGAACAACTGGCCCACATCGGAGAAGGCGATCCGCCGCAGCTCTTCGAGGGTGCGATCGGCGGACAGCCCGCGCTCGTTGAGCCGCTTCTGCGCCCCCACCTGCACCGCCGCCGCTACCCGAACATTCCCTAGCAACCGCGGGCCTTCCACTTCGGCACATTTCCGGCTGTAGCCGGCGCGGATGGCGGCCTGCGTGGCGTTGAGGTCGATGAGATACTCCGCGACGAAGCGCTGCTGCTTCGGCGTCAGGGGACGGGCGGCGCTCATGGGAACAACTCCTGCTGCCTCCGCGGCATAGGCGGCGCGTCGAACAGGGGCGGCGGGTTGTGGTGCGCCCACGACGTCACGCCCGCGTCGCCACAGGGACAGCGCCACTCGAATTCGAACGGCGAGACTTGACGCACGGGCGAAGCGATGCCACAACGGTCGCACCGATGCTGCGCCGGCTGGCGGGCCGACTTCATGCGGTCGCCTCGGCCACACGCGCGGCGTATTCCTCGGCGCTCTCGGCGCGTCCACGTTTGAGCAGCGCGAGCAGTTGCGGGCGCAGCGCACATGGGACGGTGCCGGCCAGCAGATCGCGGCCGTCCTGATACGACAGCACGACCCAGTAGCGAACGACGCCGGCGGTGCCCAGCACGGCGGCGCGAGCCGTGACGGCGGGATCGTCAGCGCTCTTCGATGCGGATGCCATATTCGGCCTCGGCGTGTTTCTTTTTCCAGCGATAGAGCGGGGTCGCGAAACCTTTCACGTCGATAACGTGACAGTCCGCAAACGCCGGGCCGTCCCAGTACCGGAAATCCGCGCGATAGACACCGACAATCTGCCAGCCTGGCGTGTGCAGGACGAAGGCCGGCTGACACTCGACGGCGCGAATCAGGCCGTGCTTCTCAGCCAGCTTGAGGCGCACATATTCGCGGGCCTCCTTTTGCGAATCGAACGTCACGCCATCCACGGTCGTGCGCCGGGCGTGATATTTCGACGGTGTCGCGGCCCGTGTCGCGCGATACGCCGCGGCGGTGATCGCGGTCGTCATCGGCCCCACCGCGTCAGGGGTTTGGGCTTGCTCTTGGTGGCGGCCACGAACGCGGCCTCGTCGTCCGTCTGCTGCCCACGCCGGCGGAACTGGTGGCCTTTCGCGCAGAGGCAGGGGACGCCGTAGTCGTGCTCGTAGGTGCTCGAGCCGACGCAGAACCGTGTGTATTTCCCAGGCCGATCGCCTGACGCCTCGGTGCGCGTCGAGCTGCCGTCGCACCGATGACCGGGGTGGCACTGATGCAGCACGAGGCCGGTATCGCCGCACGTCTCGCAGCCGTAGCGCCAGGGCGTGACGCGGTCCTTCGGTTTCGGCCAGGCGGCGCGGATGACGTTCTCGAGCGCCTGGTCGGTTTCGGCCTTGGTCGCGCCCTTGGCTTTGAGGCCGTCCACGTAGGCGACGGCGTCCATGATGATGCGGCCGAGCGTCTGCGCGACCTGGTCCACGACGGCGCGCGGGCTCACGACTCCCTCCGTGGGACGGGATGTTGCAGCTCCCAGGCGGCGAGCTCGCCGTCCGCCCACGAGGCCAGGGCGAGGAACTGCGGAATCGTGCGCGAGCCTTCGGCGGCGAACTTATGGTCGGTCGTGAGAAAGCAAATCGCGAGTTTCTCGAGGCGGCTATCGTCGGGCCATGTTTCGCAGAGCTTCACGGCGGCGGCGTAATCGCGCGTCTCGCGCACGGCATAGCGCGCCCCGTTCCGGTATTGCGGATAGAGCGCCTGGTAGCGGCGGACGAAGGCGCCGGCGCGGTCGGTCGTGGCGGCGTCGAGAAACGGATCGCGGGAGATTGAGACAGAGAGAGAGACACGTTGTCCGTTCGTGGCGGCGTGCGTCTCTTTCTCTCTCTCTTTCTTAAGAGACGGAGACGGAGACGGAGACGGAGAAGCGGCTTTGATATCGGCGTTGTTATCGCGTTTGTTATCGGCGCGTGACCGCGCGGTTATCGGCCGCGTTATCGGCTCCGTTATCGGGCCGTTATCGCCTCCGTTATTGGTCCCGTTATCGGGGCCATGCCCCGCCCGCCGGCGCCGGTAGGCCCGCTGATTGCGCGCCAAGCGCTGCGATTCGTGCAGCACCGCATCCAGCGTCTCGTGCCGCCAGCCCTCGGGCGTCTGGGTAAAGTGCGCGAGCACCTTCGCCCGCACCCGCCGCCAGCGGTGCGCGTCGCCGCAGGCTTTCGCCAGCACCCGCTCATCGCTCGACAGGAGCCCGCCCCGCAGATGCGCCTCGTCCAGCAGGTTGCGGTAGGCGCCCTGCTCCTCGAGCGTCATCGCGGCGTAGGCGCTGCTCTTCCGCCAGCGGTCAATCCACCACCACATCGCGTGTAGTTGCACCCGCTGCCCCCTCATTGGCCTGCCGTCCGTGTCTGCGCGCGGCGGCGCCCTCTCACACGGCCCACGTGCCGCGCACCGGGTCGTCAAGGCGCCCGGTGAACACCGCCGCGCGAGCCCTGTGGTCGTTACGTGAGTGCCAGCCCGCCCCGACTCGTCCGCACACCGTCCGGAATCGCTTCGGCCTCGGCCGGGATCGCCCGCACCACGCGCGGCAGCGCCGCGTCCCACACCATCCGAATCGCCACGCCGTCGCCCGTGTCGTGCCGCGCGATCGGGAACCCGACCGCCACTAAGACCTCGAGATCCCGCCGCACCGTGCGCGGACAGACGCCGAGGGCGGCCGCGAGCTGGGCCAACGTGTAGCCGTAGCGCACCGCCGCCAGGTGCTGCAGGAGCCGCCACTGCCGCCGGACTTGCGATTGCGGCCGCGCGCTCATGAGCGCTTCACCATCGCCAGTACTTTGCTGACCGCCGCCCCCGTCTCCACCGCCTCCGCGCGCCGCCGGATACTGTCCGCCGCCGCCCGCCGCTGCGCCGTCTTGTGCGCCAGCGCCTCGTCCGCGCCGGCAAACTTCCGCACCGGCGGTTTGATCAACGTGTCGATCACCGGATCGCTGGTGTCGCGCCGCCACCGGCGGCCCCAGTCGATCACGCCGCCACCACCGTGTACGGCTCGGGAATCTCCACGCCGAGCTCCGCCGCCAAGCGCAGACAGTCGTCCAGATACGCCGCGAACTCCGCAGTGTTTGTCTCTGGCGTATGTTTCCGCCGGGGCGAGCCGGTAATCGGGTCGTCCTCAATCCGCAAAAAGCGATACGCCAACAGTTCGTGCATTTCGGTCTTGTCGTAGCCGCAGTAGGCGCCGAGCAGCGGCACGACCACGCCCCAGTAGTACCGCGACTGCTGCACCGAGCGTTGATGTCGGTGGACCTTGATCAGCACCTCCACCGGCTTGCCCTTGAGCGTCGCCAGGTGGCGCGCAAGCAGCTCGCGGCCGAGCGCCGACAGTTCGAGCTTGCCGGCGTCGTTCACGGTGGCGCGAATCACCGGGACCATGCCTAGAACGGTGCCTCCTCGTCGGTCAGTTCACGCCGCGGCCCGCGGTCCTCGTCGGGCGCCTTCGCTCTCAGGACGCGCCAATCCGGCTGCTTGCTGTCGGGCGTCTTCTTGTCGTTCTTGAAGCACACGACGCGCACGCCGTCGATCGTGCCCGAAAGGTATTCGCCCTTCGCACCCACGCTGATCCACAGCGCGCCGAGCTCGTTCTCATCCTTCTGAAACTCGCTCATACTGCCGACTCCTTCACATGCGCCCAGGTGTGCCGTCTCAACACCCTCCCGATCGCTGAGCGCGTGACGCCAAACGCCGCCGCGATCTGTCGTTGAGTGCCACCCATCGATCGGATGCGTCGGACGGCCGCCGCGGTCAGCGTGCTCGCTTGCCTGTGCTTCGAAACCATATCCAGGGAGTTATCACGAGGCGTGCCGAGTCGAAGATGCGCGGGGTTTACGCATGTCCGCACGTCGCACGAATGGAGCACACAGAGCCCCGGCTCAATCACGCCATGACTCCACATCCACGCGAGCCGATGCACATAGACGGCACGGCCGTTGATCCTGATTTGCCCGTACCCTTTCGAGTTGACGGTCCCCATCCAGAGCCAGCACGACGCCGTCTTCTGCACAAAGGCGTCAAACCGCTCGTGTGCGCTTTTCGCCATATAGCCAGCCACACCACGCGCAGATCCGAATCTCCGACGTCACGCCGCAGCCCGTGACTCGCGCAAGGCGAGGACCGCGCTCGTCTCTTGATCGCATTCCGCGAGAAACGTCAGCACCTTTGCCGCGTACGCTGCCACCTGCGCTTCATCCCGCAGGAGTCGCACCCAAAAGGTTTCGAGTCCAGGCCCGAGACGTGGATCGTAGGAAAGAAAATCACCGTAGGCGGCCCCGGTAATCCACAGGTGGTGCAGCATCTGCGGCAGGTAGGCCGCCGGCACCACGCCGCCGCGGATATACCCCAGATGCGTCGCGCTCTTCGGCGCCTTCAGCTCCACCACGCCCTCGAAATCCCCAATGTGGCCGTCAAGCGACGTGCCCGCGGCGTAGACGTCGTGCGCGAGAAAGCCGCTGCGGCTGACGACTTCGCCGGTGAGCGCCTCGTAGGCGGCGAAGGCGGCCGGCTCGAGCGCCACGCCGCGCTCCATCGCCGGTGACACGTAACCCTCTTCCTGCGCCGTGCCGGTGAGCCGTTCCACGACGAGCTGCATCCGCAGGTCGCGCCGGGCCGCCGCTTCCCCGCTCTTGATGGTGGCGAGCATGTCGGCCGCGCGCGAGCCCGTCAGCCGCCCGAGCCGCGCCGCAAACCACGCCGGCGATCGTTGTGGCGCGTCGATGACCGTGAACGCCCTCACGACGCCATCGCCTTGGGACCGGCCTTCTTCGCCGTGGCGTCGGTCTTCTTTTGCGCCGCCGCCTTCATGCCTTCCCAGCCGGCGAGATTCGTCGTCATCAGGTGATTCCGGAACGCTTCGGGCGACTTCAGCCACGCCTCGCGGAGCGGCTCCATCCCCGTCTCTGCGACCCCGGTCAGGACGCCCAACCAGGCGGCGTAGCCCTCGGGCGCCGGTGGCACCGGAGCAGCCTGGGTGCGCGTCGTGCCGCGCCCCTGCGCCGTCTCGGCATCGTCATCCTCGGGCGCCACGCCCGCGAACGATTGCAGCGCATAGCGCCGCAGGTAGGTAATGGTCGAGCCGACCGCCTGCGGGCTGTCATCCTTCGCCGCCGCCGTCACCGTGCCCGCCAGATACTGGCCGCTGCTGTGAATCAGCCACGTCTCGAGCGAGACGCGCGGGCCGTCGGTCGTCGGCGACTGCACGACGGCGATCTGGTTGGCGGTCAGTGCCCCGCGGCAGGCGTCCACCACCGACGCGAGGTCCGCATACTTGCTCTTGAAAAACGGATTGGCTGAGGACTTGGCCGCGCCGCTCATCTCGGCTTGCGCCTTCGCGAGCGCCGCGGCAATTTCGTTGATCGCATCAGAGGTCTGCATCGTGGTCACTTCGTGTCAAAGACCGGCCCGCACATCTGGCGGGCCGATCGGATGGATTCGGGATCAAAGGGCGCCCAGCACTCCCCGCAGCGCCCGTCCTGTACCGTGAGACTCTTCGCATTCCAGCGCGCCCCGCACTTGGCGCAGGTCACCGTGGGCACGACTGGCAGCGTTGCCGCGTTCGACGTCGGGAAGAGGCTGGCCGCGTTCACGACGCCGCCTCGTCGTGCCAGAGGTCGCGGGCGCGCTCGTCGGCGCAGGCGTCGCAATACGCCGGCGGGACGACGTCGTCGTCGCCCTCCCACTGCGCGCCGCAGCCCTGGCAGCCGGCCTCACGCGCCCACTGCGCCGCCTCCTGCACCAGCCACGCGCTGAACTGCCGCAGGAGCTCGGCCTCGTCGTAGCGGCGCGCGTCCTGCGGCAGCCAGCGCAGGAACGCTTCGGCGCGCTCTTCCGCGTCGTGCCGGTCGTCCTCGTGCACCAGCGGGCCAAACGCGACCTCGGAGGTCGAGCAGTAGAACGCCGCCGTGTCGCCGCTCTCGAGAATCCGGACGCTCATGACGCCACCGCCTCACTGTCGGCCTGCGCCGACGCCTCGCAGACGCTCGAGCAGTAGCCGCCCTGTTCGTCGCGCGGCAGCTCGCCCGCGCACCACCAGCACTGCGGCGCCTCGCAGTCCGGGCAGATGTCATCCGCGTCGTAACCCGTCTCCGTGTCCGCCGCCGCCCACCGTCCGCATATCCGGCATTCCATGTTTGTCTCTCGCTCTCTCTGTGGTGCGTCGTGCACCGTCCATACAGAGATACTACTAGAGCGCTCAGGATATGTCAAGCATCCTCTGAAAGAATTTTGGGCACGAGCGTGAGCACCGGCCGCAGCGGCGTGACCGACGCCGGCGGCAGGCTGTCGGCGGAGAGCCGCCAGAACGCCGCGCCCTCGAGCGCCAGGCGCACCAGCCGCTCGAAGTACGCCTGATCGTCCGGCGGCAGCGTCTCGAACACCCGCTCGGTCGTGAACCCCACATCGAGCGAGGCCACGTAGTAGAGCGAGCTGGCCAGCGTGTGGATCCGCGCCTCGGGCGTATCGATCGCGTCGTACTCGTAGTCGCTCATCGTGGTCCCCGTCCCGTCTTGTCGCGGACGTCGTCCTCGAGCCCGGTGTTAATCGACCGCGCCACCAGCCACACGACGCCGCTGTAGACCAGCAGCACCGCGAGCAGGCCCCCCGCCATCCAGGCGCTCATCGCCCGCTCAGTGGGCCGTTCCGGTCCAGCCAGCGCTTCACGACCGGACCCGACCACCGCAGCCGGTTGTCGATCCCATCCAGCGGCGGAATCGGGAACGTCCCCGCCCGCAGCCGGCGCCGGATGGTGTTGTCGCTCGTTTTCAGCACGCGGACCATATCGGCGATCAGCAGCGTCCCGCCGTAGTCGATAGGGTCGGGGCCGCCCGCCTCGATGGTGTCGGTGTCCATCATATGCGCGCTCAATGGTGTCATAGTAAATCAACCATAGAGCAACGTGATGTGGTTGTCAATAGGCGTGGTGAACATTGACACCACGTTATGCGGCCACGCACAATCCTGCGCTTGCGGGCATGGGAACAGGTGACTTGTAATGCCTAGACGGGGATGTCCAGACGGCAGGCCGACCGATCCATCGTCGCGCCTCAGTTCGGGGCGTTGCTCACGACGCTCCGCGGTGCCCACACCTCGCGCGGCATCATCTGCGCAAAGCTCGCCCGGTTCGGCCTCGCGCTCGATCGCTCCACGCTGCTCCAATATGAGCGCGGGACGGTGGCCTCGCCGAGTCCCACGATTCTCTGGGGACTCGCGCAGATTTATCGAGTTCCCCTCAACGATCTCGTCGCAGTTACGCGCCCGCGGGCTGTCGTTGGATCGGTCCACGCTGTTGCAATACGAGCGGGGAACCGTGGGCTCCCCCGACCCGGTGATGTTATGGGGCTTGAGTCATCTCTATCGCGTGAGCGTGGACGACCTCGTCGCCGATCTGGTGCGTGACCGGACGGGCCTGATCGTCCCACGGCGCGAGGCGACGATTGAACTCAACGGGGATCAACGCGGCGCCGCGGAGTTATTAGCCAAACTGAGCGACAAAGAACTGTCGTCCGTCAATAGCTATCTCGAGTTTCTGACGACACCACCGACGCTGTCGGCCTCACCAGCGCCGAAAAGGTCTAGGACGGTTAAGACGAAACAGCTAAGAACCTGAGGTGGTGAGCCATGCGGGCAAAGAAAGGCGCCGACGCGGACGTGATGGCCTTGCCAGACAAGGTCGTCAACCTCAGCCGATCAACGCGGCTGACACAGCGGGCTGCGGCGCCTAAAGCATCCACCGTGCTGACGCGGGAGGAAATGTACGCCCTGTTTACGAAAGAGGAACAGCAAATCGTGATGAATCTCATGCGCGACCTGTGGGCGCGTCGCCACCCATGAGCCGCGCGACACGCACCCGCATCCGTCTCGGGACAGGCATCTATCTGGACGGCCAGACCATCACGGCGCGTGTCACCGTCGGGCAGCTCACGCCGCGTGAGGCGTATTACCCGGCCGGGACGCCGCTCCGCACCATCAAAGCCTGGCAGGACGTCACGCGCGGCGAGCTGCGGCTGCTCAGTCCCTCGGTGAAGCGCGGGCGCTGGGAGGACGACTGTCGCACCTATCTGGCGCGGGTCAAAAACACGTTTCAGAATCCGCGCAGTTATCGGGAGCGCGTCCGCGACCTGAAAGAGTGGGACATTCTCTTCCGCGGCCGGCGCCGCGACAGCATCAAACTGGCCGAAGTGAACGGGCAACTGTATGACTGGCGCCAGACGCTCGCCGCCTCGACGGTGAATCACCGGCTCGACGCCATCTCGAATCTGTTCGTCGTGCTCGACGGAAAAGCGCACGCGCTCCTCGGGGCCGTACGCTTCGGGCGCCCCGATCAACACGCCCGCTGGATCGACCGGGCGCGCATCGTGCGCGTGCTCGACACCCTGAACCCCGGCAAGATTCGCGCACGGCTGCGCCTGCTGCACTGGACGGGGATGCGGCCCTCGCAGATGGCGCGGTTGACGGAACACAGCTTCGCGCTGACCGCGCGGCAACCATCCGTGCTCGTCCCGAAGGGCAAGCGCGGGAATCCCCTCGCCACCCCGCTCTCGCCGGAAGGCGTCGCGGCGGCGCAGGAGTTTCTCGCCGCCAATGCCTGGTGCACGGTGCAGCCGGATGGCTCAACGAAGGACTGGACGACCTCGGCGAACCGGCTGCTGACCAATGCGTGCGCCGAGCTCAACGCGGCGCGCTTCACCGTCTACCAGATTCGGCATTCGTTCCTGCGGGCCGTGCGCGCCGCCGGGGCGGACCTCGCCGACGTGCAAGAACTTGGCGGCCACACCGATGCGCGGACCACGAAGATTTACGCGCCCGTCGTGGAGCCGAAGCTGGTCGCCGCGGTAATGCGGCTCTCGAGCGCGCCGGCGGCGGCCACGGACGAACAGCCGGCCCAGCACAAGCGGAGCGGATAACTCACCACGCGCGCGTCCCCAGTCTCGACCGCGCCACACGTCGCCACCGAGCGGGAAGGTTGGTCCCCAATGAACCATCCAACACGGCACACCGAGCAACAGCAACTGCAGATCCTCAACGAGTGGTGGGACACGCTGATGCGCCACCTCGCGACGCTGCAAGAGCTCGTGATCGAGGATCCGCCGACGGCGCAGGCGATCATCCGTTTGACTGACATGTACGCGCAGAACGTCAACGCCGCGATTGCGACGCCCAGACGGGCGCAGCCGGCCAAGCTCTTGTCATTCGTGGCAAAACAGACCGGCGGTAGACCCAATGACGAAGCGGAAGCGTGAGCATCGTTCGCTGACCCCCTCGCAGGTCCGCCGGCAGCAGCAGGGCGGCGAGTACCTGATGCCGGGCGTGTGGATTGACCGCGAGGGCGGTCTGCACTTCTCGATCCCAGAAATCCTCAAGGCGCACGGCGTCCCAGACACGCCCGAGGCGAGGGAACACGCCACGCGCATATTCGAAGAGATGTTGCGTGAGCAACAGCCGCAGGCGACGGTTATTGTGCAAGACGACGAGGAGCCCGATGCCTAAGCTCAGCAGGGACCACGCAGGGGACCACGCAAACGGGGGTAAACGTGGATGACAATGCCTAACTCTGATGGTGTGCGTGTCCACCAAGAATTACATAAACCCCAATAAATCGAATGTTTTTTGAAAAGTTGATGAGCTAAGTAAAGTGCGCGCGACAGGTTCGAAGCCTGCCGCTCTATCCAGCTGAGCTACGGGCGCATCCTTTAGAATCAACGACTTGCAGGTATGACGAATTGGGGACCACGCAGAGGGACCACGCAAAACCCGGAATCGTCACGGGCCGAGCTTACCAGAAGACCCGCCGGACGCAAGTCCGTGCCCCGCCCGGCGCCGCCATTCGCCATAACCGCACCGCTCTGGTAACATGGTCTTCATGAACATGCTCGAATCGCTCATCACCCAACAGGTCAGCGCCTCCGTCGTCGCGACGCTGAGCCGGACCACCGAGAAAATCGCCGAGCAGATGGCGGCGGAAATCCTGAAAGACCCCGAGTTCCGGACGCGGATGCGCGAACTGGTGAAGCGCGCCTTCGACCACGCGTTCGTGTCACTGGATGCCCCGGTGCCGACACCATGACCACGACCGCAGAGACAGCACGCCCTGCGCCGCATCGCGAGCCTGACTGGCTGGATACCATAAAGGGGCTCGGGCTGCTCCTGTGGGTCGTCCTCGGCCTCGCCGCGATGGTCGCCCTCCCCCTCGGCGGCCTGTACGGGCTCGTCCGCTTCGTGAAGTGGGCGTGGGCGAACTGATGGCGCCCAAGAATCCGCACGCCGTCGCGCTCGGCCGCCAAGGGGGTCGCGCGAACACCGCCGCCCAACAGCGCGCCCGCGCCCAGAATGCCCGCCAGGGCGGCCGGCCGCCCGTCTACCGCCTCGTCGGCCACACGTTGGAGCGCCGGCGGGGTGCCCGGTGGCGTGCGCTCAGCCCGCCCTATGACGCCGCCGCGCAGGCGTTCCTGCGGCGGCATCCCGACCTCGTCCCGCGCTAACCGCTGGTCGGCGGCGCCTTCACGGGCGTCGGCCCCACGAACACCTTCGCGCAGCCCTCGCAGAGCCACAGCCGCCCGCCGACACACTCCACGTCGCGCCCGCCGCAATGCGGGCAGGCCGGCAGCGGCGGCTCCGTGGCCGCGGCCCAGTTCGCGCGCATTAGTGGGGCAGGACGTTCGGCAGATGGACGACGCGCGTCAGCAGGAACAGGATGATCACGACCAGCGCCAGCACCTGGATGGTGACCGCCCAGAGCGGCGGCATTGGGATCTTGGTCGTCAGCACATAGACGAGAAAGCCGATCAGGGCGAGGACGACGACGAGCAGCAGGAGATCCATGCATCCTCCTCAGAGCGCGGTGCCGTCCGGCCGCCGCCCGCCGTTGCCGTACCCGCGCGCGACGAGCAAGCCAGGCGCGTTCCCCGTCTCAAAGCCTTTGAGGTTGCCGATGTCTTCGTCGGCGGTGCGGTCGTCGCCGTCGTCGTCGTTGTTAAATTGCGCGGTCGCGATCGTCTCCCAGACGACATAGTCGATCGGGTGGCCGCGGCCGCTGTCGCTGAGTCCCCAGACCCCGCCCGGTGCCAGGCGGTCGAGGCCATCGGTGACGCGCGCCGCCATCATGCCGGCGGTCCAGTACGGATCACACTGATAGCAGATGCCATCGACGCGCCCGTAGTTCGCCTGCCAGAAGTCCGTCGGCGTCTCGTGGTTCTCTTGCCACGAAATGTAGTGCGGGTAGAAGTGCAGCATGATCGCGCACCGCATCCCGATCAAATCACTGTCGTGGTCGATCATCTGCCGCACGATCGTCGGTGACCAATAATTGCATTCCCACGCCGGCGTCTCGACTTGCAGCGCGCCTTCTGACAAGAGCCGCTCGATCAAGGCGTCCGGCGCGTGGAGCTCGGGCGGCGCGCTCCGCTGCTTGGGGAGCGGCGGCCGGCGGAAGCGTTCTTTCAAGAGATTCAGCGTCGGGTCGCGCGGCGCCGACTTCCCCATCGCCGGCGTGTAGTACTTGCTCCGCATCAAGTGGTGGACGAAGAGCCCCGCCTCGCGGCAGCGCACCGCCATCCGCACGTAATCGTCTTCACTCTGGCCGGCGGCAAATGAATCCTGCGGGCTCAGTGAAATGTGCGTATACCCGTAGCTGACATAACGCGCGAGGATTTCTTTTTCCCACGCGACGCCGTAGCGATCGAGAAAGTACGTCAGCACGCGATCCTGCGCCGGGCCGTCGGCGCCGCCGGGGACGCGCGGCAGCCCCGGCACCGTCAGCCCCCAGGCATCGCCGCGCCACCAGCGCACATCGGCCGTCGCCGGCGGCGCCTCGCGGAGCTCGGTGTAGACCGGCAGCGGCGCGCCCGTGTCGGGATCGACGGTGTCGGTGTCGAACGGCGGCAGCGGCGGGCGCACGACGAAGATCGGCGGCGGCGCCGCGCGTCGCGACAGCAGCGGCCACGCCTGCGCGTAGGCGGTCATGTGTTGGGGATCTCGGCGGCGTAGGGCAGGAGATACACCGCGCCGCCCAGGCCGGTCGGCGCATAGACGAGCCGATCGCCCGCGAGCAGCGCCGTCTCATACGGCCCGGCGCTGCCCGCCGGCCGCGTCTCCATCGTCCCGTCCGGCTGCACCGACAGCACCGTCGTCGCGCCGGCGGGATACGCCACCGTGACGCGGTCCCCGTCGAGCACATGAATTTGATGCGGGCCGATCGCCAGCACCGCCCGATCCGTCGTGCTATTCGTCGTGCGTGCGTTCACTCGGCCACGTCCTTTCGTTAGGGATCATTCGTCGTATAGACCAGGGTAAAGTTCGCGGCGGTGCCATTCGTGAAAATGCCGGCCAGCGACGTGCCCGTGCCGCCCGCCGGCGGGGTGATCGTCTGAATCGCGGCGAAAGTGGCGCCGGCTTGCGCGTCGAGAGTCACCCAGGTCACGCCGAAGGCGGCGCCCGTGATCGAGCCGAAGAAGCCTTGGGACGCCACGGCCGTCGTGAACGGCAACCCTAAAATCAAATACGAGCTGCCGGTGCCCACCGCGTTCACCGTCATCGACCCGCGGGCATAGACCAGACTGCCCACCCGGACCCAGGTGCCCTCCCGCGACGTGTAGGTGGCCGTGCCGCCGAGCCCTGGCAGCCACGTCCCCGTCGTCACCACCGACGCCGACGGCGTGCCTGCGATGTTGTCGCTCGTGCGAAGGACGACGCCGTGCGCGGGCGGCGTGCAGGGGAGCTCGGTGACGAACTTATAGCCGGTGCCGGGAATCAAATAGGCCGTGAACCGGCCCGCGCTGTCGGTGCGGATCGGGTTGGTGTTCGGCGTGCCGGCGTTGTTGCTGTAGGTGGCGATCGGCGTCGTCGTGCCGGCCGCATACGTCCAGACGCAGGCGTTGTTGACCGGCGCGCCGCTGTTGTTGAGCACCGTCTGATACGGCGGCGGCGCAAGGGAATACGTCTGCGCGGCGAGCGGCGCGGCCAGGCCGAGCGCGCCCGCGAGCCCCGCAAGAGCGCTCAGGATGTGATAACCTAAGCAGGTAGGTATGTCTGACGCCCGCCTCGAGAACCGTCTCACCATCGCGTACCTCGTCGTGTTCGTGGGACTCATGGTGCAGGGCGCGTGGTTGCTTGATCGTCTGGATTCGCCGACGCCGCGCGCGGGAACTGGAGTGGCACCTTCACGCCGGCCTGCTGCGCCGCCACACTCAGACGTGCCCACGCCGCTTCGCGCGCAGCACCACTCACCGTGTGACTGGCAATCGCCGGATCGAGGCTGAGTACCTTGTTCAGCTGCCTGACGCCCCACTCGGTATAGAGCAGCTTTGCGAGCGGAAACGTGCCGATCTGCGACACCACGTTAAAGACGTTATTGACATGCGCCGTCCCCGACGGATTCGGGTTCTCACTAATCCGCTTCGCCAGCAGGAAGAACTCATCCAGGGCTTTCACCCGTTCCGGCGTGCCAAACAGCAGCGACTTCGTTTGGTCGCCGAGCTTCTGCCACTCGGCATACAACCGATCGGCGTGATCGAACCGCTGCCGCTCGGTGGCAAGGTCCAGCCACTGCTCGAGCTTCGCGCGCCCGAGCTGCGGCACCACCTCCGGCGCCTGCTGGGCCACGGCGCGCAGCAGTTCGATCTCCTGGTCGCGCGGCGCCGTCAGCCGATCGAACGTCTGCACCGGCTTGTCCGGCAGATCCTTGAGGACATCCGCCGCCGTGTACTTCTCGACCGTGGCCGCGCGTCCGCGACGTAACAGGTCGGACGCGCCCGGCACTTGCGTCACGATTTCATCGACCTGCGTCGAAAGCGCCTTGACGGCCTGCGCGGCGATCGCTTGCCCTTCCGTCCGCAGCGCCGGCACGTCGGCCCGTGAGACGCCCTTGAGCTCGCCCAGCACCGCATCGGCCACGGACACCGGCACGAACTCGGGCGACGCCATGATCCGCGAGAGAATGCGCGCCGCCTCCGCCTTGCTGCCCATGAGCGGTGCCACCTGGGCCTCGGCCATCAGCCGCGCATGCGCCGGCGCCAGCGCGTCCTGCAACGGCTTCAGCGCGACCGGCATGCCCATCGTCACCGGCGGCGCCTCCGGCACCGCGCCGGCGCTCGGCGGCAGAATCGGCCGGCTGACGGCCGGGTCGTTCGCGAGGCGCCGCTGTGCCACGTCCGCCGCGGCCCGGCTCACTTCGTTGAACTGCCCCGTGTCGAGCGTCTCGCGGATCATCCGTTCGACGTGGTTGCGTGTCGGCACGTAGTCCGCACTCCGCAGCGACTTCAGGATGTCGTCATAGACCGGCGCGCCGCCCGCCCCGGCGACGATCTCGAAGTCGCCCCCGCCGGCATTGCCGCGCTTCCCGACCTCGTGTGTGATGTCGTTCCACGTCCGCGCCGTGTAGGGCATGGCGCCCATTTCCTCGGCCATACGCCGGAGCTCGTTGAGCTCGGCCGGATTCGGCGCGTAGCCGAGCGACGAGCGCATCCGCTGCGCGACGGCCTCCGCGGCTTGCTGGGACTGTCGCGGCGCGGGCACTTCGGCCGCATATCGCGGATCCTGTTCGAGCGCCCCGAGCGCGCCGTACGCCTGCGTGGCGGCCTGATTCCGCTCAGTGACGATGTTCAGCAGCGACTCGGGCACCGCCCGGCCCGCCTGCTCGGGCGAGACGGACGGCCCTGGCTGCCCGCCCAGTGCCGGGTTGACCTCGCCCGCGATCCGCCGCCCTGCCGCCGTCAAGCCGGCCTGTTGCTGCGCGATTAAGTCCGACGCCGTGCCTTCCCCGCCCATCGAGTTGGCGACGCGCTTCTGCGCCGCGCGCAGAAACTTCGAGCCCGTCGCCGTGGCCGCATCGAGCGGCACGCCTTCCGCCGCCGCAAACGCATTCGCCGCCTGCTCCTGCGGCGTCAGACGGGGCCGCGCCACCGTGGCCGTCGGCGTCGGTCTGACCGCGGACACCAGGCCGGCCGTCCCCGCCGCCATCTGCGTGAGCCCCCGCCCGACATCGCCGAGATTCTGCGCCGTGAGGATCGTATGCGCCCCTTCGCCAGCCATGCCGGTGCCCGCGACGCCCTCCACCGCGCGCTGCAGCGCCCGCACCGACGGCGTGGTGAGATACGGCTTGATCGCCGGCAGATACTTGGCGAGCGCGGACGTCTCCCCTTGCCCCGCCAGCCAGAGCGCGATCCCAAGCGGCGACGTGAACGAGGCCGCGAGGTCGCCTGCGCCCTGCACCATGCCCGCGCCGCCACCACGCACCATCGCGGACGCGGTGCCTAAGCCGGGGATCCAGTCATTCAGTTGCTGGTCGCCCATCATCGGCCGATCCACGACATCGGCGACGGCGTGCGCGGCGGTGCCGATCTGCGGCACGAGCGGCGTATTCGCAACGTGCCACGCCGACGCCACGCCGGACACGACGGGGTTCCCCTGCGGATCGAACTCGTTCCCGCCGGCGAAGTGCGGCTGGCCGCTCTCTGTGGAGACGGGCAAGCCCCAGTTCGGATCCGTGGGATCGGTCACCGTGGCCGCTGGCGCGCTCGCCGCCGCCGGCACGTCGCGCCCCCAGTTCGGATCCTTCGGATCAGTAACGATCGGCATCTATTGCGCCTTCAGTGGCTGCCACGTCCCGCCATCCCACATCCGCGTCTCGCCATTGAAGGTGCGTTTCTCGCCCTTCGCGGGCAGCGCCGGCGCCGCGACGACGGCCGGCGGCGCGCTGCGCGTCTGCTGCCCCGCGCTCGTCCCTTCGAGATACGTGCCGCGCGTCAGTGCCTTGCGCCGGAACCCGATCAGGTTGTTGATTTCATCGAGCCCCGCCGCCATCGCGGGCACACTATCGGCGGCATTGATCAGATCCATCCCCTGTTTGAGCTTCGCGTCGCTCGTCGCACTCCCCGAGCCGCCGCCCGCGAGCAGCTTCGCCACCTCGTCGCCGACGAGCACGGCGTCCGTCTTGAGCCGCTTCAGGTCCGTATCGCTGAATTGCGACGCGGCCATGTTCGCCAACTGGTTCAGGCTCGTAATCGGCCCGCGGCCCAATCTGCTCGCGTTATTCAACAACCGGGGGATCGACTCCTGCACGCTGTCCATGTAGCGCACCGTCGTCTGGAAGTTGGGCGACTTCACCAGTTGGTAATTCGCGGCGGACTCTTCCCAGTTGAAGCCGGGATCGAGCTTCTTGGCTTCCGATGACACCGCGAGCTTGAACGCGAGCCCTTCCCGCCCGCGCGTGCTGAAGAGCGACGCGAGCTGCTCCGGCGCCAGCCGGTGATTCACTAGATCGTCAGCCACCGACGCCGCCTGCTCCGCCGTTGGCGTCTGATTCAGTTGCAGTTGCGCCAGCGCCTGGGCGATGTTCCGCTGCGCGAGTGCCGCATCGCGCATCTGGGGATCGACATTGCTCTCCTTGTAGCTCTGCAGCGCCGCCGTATCCACCGTTTGGAGTTGCGCGTCGGTCAGCGGCACGCCACCATTCGATGCCACGGCCTGGCGCCGCGCCCGCGCCACCCAGTCCTCCTGCGTGCCCGCTTTCGGCGGCTCCTCCGGCGCCGTAAACAGCACCGTCCCGCCCCCCGGCCGCCCCGGCGGCGTCATCACCGTCGAGCCCTTCCCCACCACGAGCGGCTTATTGAGCTCCGCCATCGTCTTCTCGAACTCGAGCAGCTTCTGCGCCGGCACGACACTCTGCAGCACCGATCCGATTTCGTCCGGCCCGGCTTTCGCCATCTGCAGATAAAACTGATTCGCGCGCTCCGGCGAGATGGTCTTGTCCGCCACCAGCCGATTGACGAGCCGATTCGCCAGATCGCGAACCTGCAGCGGCTGGTCGGGCGTGACCTGCAGGCGGCTGACCCCGGTCAGCGCCACGTCGCCGAGCGCGCCGCGCTCGTTCTCCGCCACCTTGTCGGTCTTCTCGCGGGTCGTCGCCTGGCTCGCCGCGATCTCGGCCGCTGTTTTGGTCAGATCGAGCCCGGCCTTCGCGGCATCGGTGAGTTGCTTCTCGAACGCCATCGCCGCCGCGGGACTGCGCTGCCGCAACCCCTCGAGAATGCGCGCGTGGTTCGGGGAACCGTCGGCGTTGTAATTCGCCGGATCCTTGACGACCTCGTCAAACGCGGCCCGCGATTGCTGATCGCGCTGCGCCGCGTCGAGTTGGTAGCCGCCGAGCGCAATCTGCTGCTGCGCCTGCTGGTCGAGCAGCGCCTGCCGCCGCGCCGCGAGCTGATGCTGCGGGATCGCCACCGCCGTGTTGCCGACCGTGTCGAGGATATTGCCCCACATCTGCCCGCGGTCGCGCGCCGCCTGCGCCGCAATCGCGCCCTGCTGCAGCGCCAGATTCGCCTGCACGTCGCCCTGGTGGCCGAGCGCTTCCGCAATCGACGGCCCGTAGGGGTTGCGATACTGGTCGTATTGGAAGACGGGCATGGCCTCAGCTCCCGAGCGCGAAGTTCACCGCCGAATTGCGCCGCGCCTCGTAGTCCTGCCAGCCGAGCAGGTAGTCGTTGTAGGCGTTGGTGTTCGCCAGGTCGTTGCGATGCTGAATGTCCTGCGCCTGCGTCTGCCAGTTGGCGAGCTGCGGCGCGTAGGCGTCCTGCGCCGCCTGGTAGCTGTTGCGGTACGGATCGGTGTACTGCGTCTGATAGTTCACCTTGTATTGATCGAGCGCGTTGGCGCGGCCCGTCGTCCACTGATCCTTCGCGACGTTGTAGGGATCCTGATACTGCGTCTGGTAGTTGGTGTTGTAGGACGCGACCGCGTTGCCGCGGTTCTGCGTGTACTGGTCGAGCGCCGCCTGATAGTTGTTCTTGTACGGATCGACGTACTGCGTCTGATAGTTCTTGTTGTAGACGTCGGCGGCGTTGTTGCGATTCAGGTTGTACTGATCGACGGCGCCGGCCCGGTTGGTGTTATAGGCGTTGTAGTCGCGCTGCCAGACGTTGCTGTATTCCTGCGACGCCGCATCCTGGCCGTAGTTGAGGAGCGCCTTGAGCGTGCCGCTGTCGTTGAGCGTGCCGCGCGCACTCGCCGCGTTCTGCAGCGCGTCGGTCCCCTGCTGCAACCGGAACTGATAGCCGGGATCGCTCGTCGCTTGGTCGTAGGACGGCGCCTTGAAGTCGCCATAGCTGAAGTCGCCGTAGCTGAACGCCGGCGGCGCCGTGAACGTGGGCGCGTTGAAGTCGCCATAGCTGAACGCGGGCGGCGGCGTGTAGACCGGTGCCGGGTGCGAGGCTTCGTCCCAATTGAACGCGGGCGGCGGCGTATACACGGGCGGCGTGAAGGCGGGCGCCGTCGGCAGCGGCGCGGCCTGCGGCGGCGTGAACGTGCCGCTCCACGGGGCGAACGGGTTATCGGCGCCCGGCTGCGTGTAGGGGTTCGTCGGCCCCGGCGATGGCGTGGGGGCCGGCGTCGGGGTGGGCGTCGGATCGGGCGCCGCCGCGACGGGCTCGTAGGGCGTGCCGGTTTCGTCCGTCGCGCCCGCCTGATCCGGCTGGCCCGCACGCCAGTCCGGCAGGAAGGTGCCGGGGTCCGCCGCGCCCGCGCCCGTGGCGATCTGCCAATCGGGCGGCGCGGGGTCGGGCGCCGGGGCCGGCTGGGCCGGGCTCGTCGGCGTGCCCAGGTCTACGATGTTGCCGCGGCTGTCCCGCGGGTTCCCGTCGGCGTCGATATAAGCGTAGCGCGCCATCGGCGTGATCTCCTTACGCGAGATACCCGGCCACGGGGCCGGCGTAGTAGGGCCGCATCACGGGCAGCGGCGCCAGCCGTCCATAGGAGGTGTCTGCGGGATCGACGAGATAGCCCGCGACCGAGCCGAGCGGGTCGGTGCTCAACGGCTGCACCCGTGGCGCCGCGGCGGCTGGCGCCGCCACCCCACCGCCGCCAAACTCGTCGGCCTGCGACAACCGCCGGTTGAAGTACTCGGGATCCTTCGCGCCAAACTCGTTCCACTTCGACGCCCAGTAGCCCACCGACGTCGGGTTGGGCGTCACGCCGCGGGCTTTGTAATAGGCCGCGACTTGCGAGGCAATATCGCCGTTCGCCGCGCTCACGCCGAGCGCGCCTGTGGACGTGGGTGGCGGCGCCGTACCGCCAGACGGCGGCGGCGTGCCGGTTCCCGTCGGGGCTGGCGCGCCGGTGCCGTAGACATTCGTCGGCAGCGGCACGTAGGCCGGAATGCGTCGCGCCGGCAGCCCGAGCGCCTGACCGACGGGGCCGAGCAGTTCCTGTTTCGCGGCCCATTGCTCGTAGTTGCCGGCGCGGTTGGCTTCCGCCACCGTCGCGTCATAACCGGCCTGTTGCTTCAGGTACGCGAGTTGATCGGCGTTGGCTTTCGCCTGCAGATCGGCGGCGTATTTTGTCGCCGCGGCCTGGGCCTCCGTCGCGTCCTTCGCCGAGCCGGCCTGCCTGATCGTGCCGTAGATCGACGTGCCGCCCTTGATCAGATCCCCGATCGTAGATCCGCCGATGAGAGAGGACGCCACACCGCCTCCTGTGCCGGCGGTCGTCGCCCCGGCATCGATCGCTAACGTCGGGACGCCGCCGCCTACCCCCGAGATCCCGACGCCGCCACCCGCAGTCGTCGCGCCGCCGCCGCCCAGAGCGGCGCCAATCGCCGGGGCCGCGATCCCGGCACCGACGCCGCCCGCCGCGGCCACGCCGATCACATTCGCCCAATTCGTCGGGTTCTCCCACTGGCCCGTCTGCCAGTTCCACTTCATGCCCTGCTTGAAGAACCCGCTGTCCTGCCCGGCGCGGTCGCCCGGTTGCGTGCCCGTCCCCGTGAACGTCCCGGCCTGATCGAACCACTCGCGCGGGTAGTACGTTTTCTCGCCGCGAATCATGCGCCAGTAGCCGCCCGCGTCCTGATTGAAGTCGCTCAGGCTCAGGGGATGGCCCAGATTGGCGAGCCCTTCCGCCGTCAGCGGTGCGTTTCCCCACCGCGTCGTGCTCGTCGCCATTTAGAGACTCCCTTTCCGCGCCCGCACCCACGCGCCCGCCGGCGTGAACCCGACGCCCGCCACCAGCGCCGTCGCCACCGGCTCGAACGCCGTCACCACCAGCGTGTCGGCACCGCGGCGCGCCGCCCAGTCCTCGAAGGCATCCATCAGCCGCACGCCCGTCTGCGCGTGAATCGTCTGCGGGATCTCGACCCACCAGAACAGGTCCGTCGCCAGCCGCACGCCCGTTACCGGGTGCGTCTCGGCCGCCACGCTCAGCACGCCGACAATCACCCGCGCGAGCACCGCCACCAGCAGCCGGCTATCGAGGTTGTCCCCCGTCACTTGCGTCGTCACGAACGGCTCGAGCTCGAAGGCGCTCTGGCTGATCGTCCCGCTGACGACATTCGCCGTGTAGCGCCCCGCCTGCGCGACGACGGCCGGCAGATCCGCTGGGGTCGCGTAGCGCACCACGACGCCGCCGCCGCTGACGACGATCGCGCCCGGCCCCTCACTCATCCGACTTGCTCCACGACGATCTGCAGGTCATACCGCATCAGGCCCGCCGCGCTGGTATAGGCCACCGCCACCCTCAGATCCGACGCCGCCAGACACCGCAGGAGCTTCGTCTCCGACACCCACGCATCGGCCGCGTCGGACGGCCACGCCAAGCCGGGATAGGTGAGCGGGCGCGCGTCGAGATCCAGCCAGGTGAGTGTCAGCAGGGCGCTCGAGCCGCCGGGATCCGCCACCATCCGCCGCAGGTACCACGTCACGCGATAGAGGCCCGACTGCAGCGGCGTCAGGATCACCGTCGCCGCGAGCGCCGCGCTCTGGTTGATCGCGCTGACGGTGTTCGCGGTCGCGCTCTGGCCCCAGCCGTCCACGAGCTGCTGCCAGCGCAGACGCATGAACGTCGTGATCGTGCCGTCCTTCGGATCGGCAATCGGCGTGCTCGCCGGGATCGGCGCCAGCGCCCGCCCCGCCATTACGCCGCACTTTCAAGGTTGTTGACATAGGCGTCCACGACGCGAAAGGGCACGGGATCGGAAAAGGTGAACTCGGCGACGGCGTGATTGATGAGCCCGAGCCGCGTCCAGTAGACGCGCGTACGCCACGCGCCCGCCGCGCCGGTGGACGCGCGCAATTCGTTGCCCCACGTCAGGCCGGCGTCGTCGCTGATCCGCAGCATGACGGTGGGTGCCGCGCCCTGGCCCGTCTGATCGGCGAGCCCGACGTCCATCAGCAGTTCGATCTGATCGATCGACGTGCGGCGCTTCTCACTGACGAGCGCCGGCGTGCGGCGCAGGCGGCGGATCCCGGTGCCGTCGAGCTCGGTGGCGAAGGACGGGTCCATTTCGGCGATCATCCCCGTCGTGCGGTCGCCCGTCAGGTGTTTGCCGTAGGCCATGACGTGGCAGCGCGGTGCCCACGGGTCGTAGCGGCCCGTCTGCGGATTCCAATGGCCGCGGCGCGTCCACGACTGCTCGGTCTGGTCGTAGCACCACGTCCCGCCACGCGGAAACGTGAGGTTCGTGAAGAGGTGCGCGTCGGTCTGGTGATGGAGGATCTCGGTATCGGCGAGTCCGCCGTTGCGCGAGTACCCGGCGACGGCGGTCGCCATCGCCCGGGACGACACGGACTCCGGCGCCCCGCCGCGCGTCTGCACCAGCAGCCCCTGGCCCGCCTGGTTGCGCGACAGCCAGACGTTGCCCACTTGCGCCACCGCGTAGGCAAACGGCCCGACGATCCCGATCACGCCGACGAGCCCCGAGAGCGGCGCCCAGGGCTGGGTGCCCTGGCCGGTGTTGTACCAGACCTCGAAGCTGTCGGTGCCGACGAGCCAGACCAGGTTGTTCTGATCGACAAACATCGCGCGCCACGGATCGGCAAAGAGGGACCGCTGGAAGAATTGCGCGGCGTTCCAGACGGTGAGGTTGTTCAGGTTCGACAGGTTCACCTTGCCGGTGCTGCTGTTGAACGCGAGCCCGAAGCCGGAGGCATAGGCGACGTGCGTGTAGCCGCCGGCGAGATACGGCCCGCTCAGCACGTTGGTCGTCAGGTCGTAGCTGAAGATATTGCCGCCCGACGCAATCGCCATTTGCCCACCAACGACGCCGTTGTAGGCGAGTTGCGCCGGGTTGGCGTCGAGCGAGACGGTGCCGCGCCGCGTCGCGTTGCCGTTGACGTCGAACTCCCACAGGCCGGCGCCGATGACGGCGAACAGGCGGTTGTTGGCGATACTCACCATCGCCCGCGTGCCGACGTCGGTCGTCGCCATGCCCCAGTAGCGAAAACCGGGTGTCGGCAGCAGCGCCGCCTCGTTCGTGGCGTCTTTCGGCAGGCGCTCGACGTAGAGGTTGACGGTGTCTTCGCCGGCACCGACGAGCGTGGACGCGGTGCCCGCCCCGCCGACGAAGCCCGGCCACTTTGGCATCTACGTCACCATCCCGGTCCGGTAGTCGTAGGTGCCGCCGCCCCCGCCGGGCACGCCGCCATCGCGCGTGTCCGCGTCGTTCACGCGGCCGAGATTGCTGCCGAAAACCTCGCGCAGACACTCACTCAGCGCCTGCTCTGACGCCGGCGCGAACGTCTGGCCGAAACTCGGCGCCGCTTTCTTCGCCGTCCACAGCCGCAGTAGTTCACCATAGCCCGGCGGCACGTCGAGGCGGTCGGTGTCCGCGACGGCGACGAGCGCCTGGTCCGTCTCGAGCGTCACCACGTACGGCATCGACGGGATCGGCCAGAAATTCAGCTCGCCATTCGGCCACGTCGGGTTGTAGTACACGCCCTCCGGAATCGGACTCGTCAGGAGCGGCGCCGTCTGGCCCTGATACCAGCCCGCCGACTGCAGCGGCACGTCCAGACTGGTCGCCGGCGCCAGGTCGAGCGCGACGCTGTAGAGCCGCACCGGGCGCCGTGACACGACGAACGTGCCGGTCGGACCGACGGTATGCGGGCTCAGGCCCGGTATCAGCGGGCTACTCGTCAGCGTCCGCGCAAAGAGCGCGTTCGGCGTCACGGCGAGCCGCTCGAGGATCTCGTTGAGGAACGTCAGACAGAGCGCCTGATCTTCGGCCCGCACCACGTCGCCGCCGCGCGCGACGCGGATCTCGGTGAGCGCGCCGGCGATCAGATCGGAGACGGGGATCGGCATGGCTACCGCTTGCGCGCCGGCGCCGGCCCCCGCACGGGTGCCGCCTCGGCGGTCGGGGACGGCTTCTCAAGCAACCAGCCGTCCGCAATCGCGTCGGCTTCCTCGTGCGCCGTCTGCACGACGAGGTAGAGCGGCCCCCCGTCCTCCGAGACGCCGGCCTTGTGGACGTGCCGGGGATACAGCGCGCTGAGGCCGTGCGGGTCCGTCACGGACAGCGGCGGGTTCATCTGGTCGAAGGCTTTACCCTGCGTCATCGGTGCTCCATTCCGCACGGGGTTACCCCCGCGCACGCCGTGCCGGCGGCTCCGTCTCGCGCGCCGCCGCCGCCGTGAACGTAAACATCAGCGGCGCGGTCGGGGCGCCGGTGCCGTTCCGCACCGTCACCGGCACGCTGTCCGGCCCGAGCCAGACACTCATGTCGATCCCGGTCGTCACCTCCGTCGCTGACACCAGCGTCGTCGGCTCGTCGTGGCCCGCGAAGCTGATCACCGAATCGGCGGTGAAGCCGGTGCCCTGGACCTGCAACGTCGTAGACGGCGCGCCGATCGCGATGGTATCCGGCACGAGCGCCGTCACGGTGAGCGGCGGCGCCGGCTCCCAGTTCCACTGCCCGAGCGCGTCGCCCTGCGTCACGCCCTCCACGAGCTCGATCCCGCCCTGCGCGAAGACGCAGAGGCGCACCGCGCCCGTGTCGCGCACCGCCTGGACGACGGCGGGGCTTTCCGTCGCCGGGTTCTGCACCGTCGCCGGATGATGGTAGATGACTATGTCGCCGACGACCGGCGGTTCGCCGTCGGTGGCGCTGCGTGTCGTGCGTGTCGTGCGTGTCGTCACGGGGAACCTCCTGATCAGCAGCACAAGGGATGAGACGGCCGCGCGCGGGGGGACACGCGCAGCCGTCCCCGGCGGTCAGGCGCAGGCAATCGCGACGGCGCACTGCTCCGCGAGGCCAATGCCGAAGCCCCACGTCAGATCGAAGCGCGTCGTCATCGAACTGGTCCGGTTGTCCCAGTCTTGGATCAACCTGATGGCTAAGCCGGTTTTGGCGTCCTGATACTGCTTGCAGAACTCGGCTTTCGTCGGCTCCTCGAGCTTCACGCCGGCAATGAAGAACGCGCCAGGATAGAGCCCGAGCCCGATCTTGCCCACCTTGTCATTCGGCGCCGTCGTGCCGGGCCACAGCGTCAGCGCCGCGAGCGGCGCCGGCAGCGCATCCACGTTCTGATAATGCGAGCCGGGCCCGTAGATCGGCGGATAGATCGTGATCGTCGCCGCCGCGCTCGCCGCCGTCACCGCCGCCGTGACCGTGAACGTCTTCGTCCCCGCCGTCGCCGTGCTGTTCACGGTGCGTGACATCAGGTTCACTTCGTTCACGTTGGCGATCGAGAACTTATCGCCCTTCTTGAACGTGTCGCCGCTGGTGACCACGAGATTGATCGACGCGCCACTCTGGGCTGCCGCCGCGCTCATCGTCACCGCGCCGGCCCAGTGCCCGGCCGTGTGCCGATACAGACTATTCGACGCATACCAGTCGAAGCTGTCGCTCTTCTGCACGAACCCGCTGCGGAACTGCTTGCTCAGGTCGAGTTGCGGATTAAAGAAGCTGTTCGCGCTCGTCTTGACCACGCGGTTAACGGCCGGCGGCAGGAACAGCCCCAAGTCGTCATCGTCCACCGGGCAACCCATCTCGGTCAGCCGCTGCAGCGCTGCACCCGACGTCAGATCGTAGGTGCCGGGGTTCGTGCCGAGCTGCCCGACGACCATGCTGCTGTTCTGCGCCGCGAACTGCGCCGCGCTCGACTCGATCTCCTGCCGCAGATACGCGACCGCCGGCTTGAGGTAAATCTCCTCGACGCGCTCTTCGCCGCGCTCCATGTCGAGCGCCTGCTCAATCGAGCCCCACTCGAGCGCGATCGTCGCCGTCTGGTCGATGCTGATCGTAGTCGTCGGCCGGTCGAGCCCCTGCGCGGTAAACGTCATGTCGTTGCGCTGGACGACGTAGCGCTGCGAGAGCGGCACCGTCATCGTGCGGCCGATCGCGAACTTTTGCGCGTAGTCGCCGGAGTACTCGTCGCTGAAATAGGGCGCAACCGCGAGGCTGTTCTTGAGCAGCGACAAGCCTTTCATCGCCACCCAGGTCGTTTTGTTGAAGGTATTCGTCGCCATGCAGAAACTTCCTTAACCTGCGCGTCCGGCCCGCCGGCGCATCCGGCGCTCGACTTCGGCAGCGTCGAACGCCGCAAAGTCGTTGCGTTGCAGGGCCGAGCGCACCGGGTCGGTGCTGCGGCCCGCTTTGCCGAGCGTGGGCGGCGGGGGAGGCGCGGAACTGACACTCGTGACAGGCGGCGGAATGTCCCTCAACGCGCGGTCAGGCGCGCTGAGGCTGTCCTCGTAGGCCAGCCGGCCCTCGAGGCGGCGGAACTCCGTCACCAGATGATCGATATGCGCTTTCGCGCGCCACTGCGGGGGGACGCGCAGCACGGACTCCGGTGGGGTCACCAGGGCGCGCAGCGCGTCCGGGTTGGCCGAGATGTGCTTGAGGAACGCGACCGCCTGCGGGCTGTCGTAGAGCAGCTCGCCGATGATGTGCGTCGGCCCCGGCGTCTGGCCGGTGCGGCGCGCATGATCGAGGCCGCCGAGATTTTTCGCTTCGTCCGAGAGGGACGCGACGAACTCCGGATCGGCCGTTTTCGCCGCGGTCAGGCGCTCGCGGAACGCCTCATCGCGCGCGACGAGCGACTGGTGCCGCTGGACCTGCTGGTCGCGCTGCGCGGTCTGGGCGGCCTGGTGCTTGGCCGCCAGGTCATGCAGGAACAGCGTTTGCGCGGCGGTGTATTCGGGGTAGGTGTCGAAATCATCGATCTTCGGCGCCTCGGGAAGCGCGAGCAGGCGCGCGACGCGCTGCTTCGGCGTTTCCTGCGCGGGGACCGACTCGCCCGGTGCGGGCGGTGGCGGCTGACTCGGGGCCGGCGGCGCCGCGCGCGTGCGGTGCTCGAGCTCCTGAATCCGCTGCTCTTGCTGGGCAATGCGGCGTTCGTAGTCGTTGATGGCCTGCTGGCGCTTCGAGACGGCGCGCTCGCCGGTCGTGGCGCTGTCGGCGGCGTCGGCCTCCGGCGGCACGCGCGGCGCGCTCGCGGGATCGACGGCCGGCACACTCTTGCCCTGCCGTTTGGCGACGTGCGCCCGATCGAACGACGCATAGTCGCCGGCGTCGGCCGCCGCGCGTTCGGCGGAGACGGGTGCCGGGGCGAGCGGGGCGGATTCTGCGGCGGCGGGCGGCTGCGCGGATGCAGCGCCGGCCAGTTCGTCGGCCATGACTCAGAGCCTGCCTTTCGGTCGAGGTTGAGCCAGTGTGCGGAGGACGATCCGGGCGCGCCACAATTATTTTCGGGCGGGCTCGGCGCGAGCCCCTACGGGGCGTCACCACGCCGGCATAGAACGCCCGCGCGGCTGTGAATCGGACGCGGCGGATGGACAAGAACCTAACGGTCGGTTATACTGGGAACGTGACATGGGCGGAAGTGATTCGGAAACTCAGAGCGGCGGGATTCGTGGAGCAGCGGAAGGGGAAGGGCGCCCACGTCCTGTATCGGCATCCCGACACCGGCCGACAAGTGTGGGTCACGGTCCACGCGAAACAGGACTGTGGGCATCTCGGTGACCGGATTTTGCGAGAGGCAGGGGTCAAATGAGTCGCTATTTTCCGATCGTCTTTGAGCCGGAAGCGAATGGCGCCGTGAGTGCGTACGTGGTCGGCTTGCCCGTCTACGCGCAGACGATGACCCGCCGCGACACGGCGCGCGCGATTCTGGCAACCTTGGGCGCGTATCTCGCGGCGCACCCCGACACGGTCGCGCCCGTCGGGACGATTCACGTCGCTAAGGTGGATCCGCCCGCACGCCTCTCCCTGATCAGCGCCGCCGCGCTCCTCGGCCAACGCACCAGTCGGCGGAAGGCCGCCAGTTCGCGCGCGAATGGACGGCTGGGCGGGCGGCCGCGCAAGACCGCCTGATCGTTGTTACTCGGCGGTCTCGAGCACCATCCGCACGGCGGCGTCTTTCGCCTCGAGCAGCTTCCGCAGCGTGACCGTGCGCTCCGGATTCGCGGGATAGGTGGCGACGACGTGCGCCGCGAGCTCGCAGAACGGCTGACTGACCTTCTGCAACGGCGCCGGCAAGTGGTCGTAGACGAAAAACTGCAACATCCGGTCAGGCATCGGGCCTCCTGTTAGTCGGTCGGGAGTGTGAATCCTGCGGCCGGCGCGCCGTTCGGCTGCGGCGGCGCCGCGGGATAGGCGGCGGCGTCTGCCGCGGCCAACGCCACGTCGTGCGCCTGCGCGGCCGCCAGCACCGCCTCGTCGTGCGCGTGCGCCCGTCCCGCCATCCGCACCTCGTGGGCCGCTGCAATCGCATCGCTCGCCCGCTCGTGCGCCTGCGTCCCCAGCCGGTCGCGCTCCTCGGCAAACAGCTTCATGGCGTTCTGCAGCGTCTCGAACTTCGCGGTCAGCGTCGCGACCGCCAGCTTCGTCTCGTTCGCCTCGCGCGCCCGCTGACTGTCGCCCTGCTCCTGCAGCATCGCGATTTGCTGCTTGCTCTGGAGCTCGCCGGCCTTGCCCTGCGCCGCCTGCTGCGCCTGCTGCAGCAGCTGGGTGAGCTGTTGGACCTGCGCGTGCAACTGCGCGACCTCCGGCGACACCGGCTCACCGTTCGCGCTCTTGAACTCGGGCGGCTCGATCAGGTCCGCGATCGCGTCCCCCATCGGCCCGAGCGTCCGCAGCCGCACCGAGCGCGCGAGAATCGCCGCCGCCACTTTCGGCCCCGAGAGCTGCGCGATCATGTTCAGGTTCTGCACCAGCGTGTCGGTGAAATCCTCCGCCGCGCTGCGCTCGCTCTCGCTACTCGGCGCCGTCGAGACGGTCACCAGATAGTCGCCCTGCGTCGAGACGCTCTCGGGATCCTGCGGGTCGTTGATCCGCACGTTGATCGCTTCGCCCGCCGCGCCAATCGTCCCCACCTCGCCCGTGTAGTCGTAGATGGCCGGCGCCAGGTCTTCAAAGATGACGCCGACGCGCCGGATCATCGCCTCGTAGCTGTGGACGAAGTGATACGTCCCCTGCGCCGCCGCCGCGTCGATCTTGTCGAGCGCGGTGCCGGACTTTTCGTTGCGGCGCTGCGCCTGCGTCGGCAGAAAGTTGCTGCCCATCGCGGCCTGAATCGCGCGACGATAGGCTTCCTTGACGACTTGCAGCCCCTGCAGATATTCGCCCTGCAGGTAATCGAGCCGCTGCGGCGGCGGCAGTTGGGCCTCGCCCGTCTGCGCCGTTTTCATCTGGTAGAACAACACGCTTTTCGGCGTGTGCGTGCTCTCTTCCCACTCCTGCTGATGGCGCCCGAGCTGCCCCTCGACGGCCATGATCGGCGCCTTCGGCACCATCGAGAGCACCTCGAGCTCCTGGCTGCAGCAATAGCAATACGCTTTCCACGGGTCGCGACCGAAGCGCGTCATCGACAGGATCTGGCGCTTCACCTGGCCGCCGTCGGGCACATACAGCACCTTGCCGTAGCACGACACGATCGGAATGTATTTCCCCGGCCAGTCCTGTTCGTGCAGGATCTCGAGGCCGTCGGTGAGGTACATCTTGACGACGGGATCGTCCACCAGGCGGAGCTCGCGCACGACGGTCCACCCTTTCGGGCGCCAGACCTGCTCGAACTCGTCCGCGAACACGGTTTGCTCGCGCGGCGGCGCCGGCCGTCGGCCCGCCAGCGACATCGGCGGCCGTCCTGGCGGGCCGGGCATCCCCGGTGGCATCATCCCCGGCGGCGGCGGCATACCCGGCGGGAGACCGGGTAATCCCGGCGGCGGCGGCATCGGCACGCCGCCGCGCACACCCGGAATCGCCATCGGTGGCGGCAGCATCGGGCCACCCAGCAGCGGCGGCGGCGCCGGCGGCCGAATCAGCAGCAACGGCCGCGGCGTCGTCTCGAGCGTCCAGTACTCCGCGAGCAGCTCCTGATCGCCCGCCGCCCAGCCGCTCGGCGCCGCGCCCGATGATCCGGCCCACTCGGTGTCGCCATAGCCGCCCGACGCGCTGCGCGTCTTCGCTTTCTTCGGCAGCAGCAGGTCGCGCTTCTTCGCCACCTCGGCGCGATTGCCCCACTCGAACACGAACGCATATTGCATATCGCTCGCGTCCGGCTCTTTCGCGTCGCAGTCGAGCAGCACCTTGTCGGGATCAGGGATCGACTCGATCCACACCTCCTGATTCGGCGAACGCGGACTGCTGTATTTCGTCGTCACGCGGCAATAGCCGTAGCTGCGCTGAATCGCGTTCTCGGCGGCGGTGAGATAGGCGACGTCGGCGTGGCTGCGGTACTCGACCTCGCGCGCCTTGTTCTGATACCACGCCGCGCCGTCGTCGTTCGCGCCGTTCCCGACCGGCGTGAACTTCATCCCACGGGGGTTCGCTCTCAGTGAGTTAATGACGTGGTTGAAGTACTGGCCCATCTCTTCGGGCGCAATCGTCGGGCGGTTCTTGCGGAGCTTTTTGTCGTCGTCGTCCCACGGGTCGCCGCCGACAAAGCGCATATCGGTCTCGGCTTCGTCGCGGATGTCCTGCCAGTTCGACTCAGAGTAGGCTTTGCGCTCGAGGAGCTCTTGGAGAATGGCGTCCGGCATCACTGGATCCTTCGTGCGCTGAGCGGTAGAAACCTAAGCGGTTCTGGTATAATAAACAGCATGGGGAGAAATGCGTGGGGGATCACGAGCCTCGTGCGCCGGCGGTGCCCCATCTGCGGGCTGTCCATCAGCGCGGAGTCCTCGCCGGCCGCGCGAGCAGCCCAGTTGGATCACTACGCCCACTGTAATCCGGAGACGGAGGCGCAGCGCCAGCGGGCGGCGCGTCTGCGGAGAGCGCGTCAGCGCCGCCGAGCGCGGCGAACGCCGCCCA